TTAGATCGGTACGCGCACGGTCACCTTGCGCGGCCGGGCATTGCCCTTGCCGGGCACGAGCACCGTCACCACGCAGGTGTCGCCCTTCGGCTGCGCCGAGAGAAGTTCGCCCCCGGTCTGCTCCACCACCTGCGCCGCAGCGGCGCTGCAATCGCCGGCCACCGCGACGACATCCCGCGCGGTTCCCGTCTCGACGGGCCCCGGAAGGAGCAGGCTGGCCGCAAGTGCGGTTATGAGAAGTGGCGATGCCATGGATATACTTTCGGGTGCGGATCAGTGTGATGCAAGCAATAAACGATCCTCGCTGAATGGCAAATGAATGCCCTGTGGACGATCGGGCCGGCGTCAGCGCACCTGCCGGCGCGCCGAAATGCGCCCGTAGAGCGCGATCAGGCCACCGATGGTGCCTACCGCCGACACCACGAGATCGGCCAATTCCCCCTCGTCGCCCGCCGTCACCTCGACGCCCGCCACATGGGCGAGCGAGGCGAGAATCGCGATCAATGCGCCCCAGACGGTGCGCGACTGATACCAGGCTTTTACATCCTCACTCATCGGTTTTTCCTTTCGTTCAAAGGGAGATGGTGGCGCGCGCAGGCAGGCCGAGCGGCACCGCCCGCCCAAGCTGGCGCACGCGAATAGCGATCGCCGCCAGCGGCGCGCCGAAATCGGCAAGCTCCGTGGCGGCGGCATAAGTGAAGGCGGGAACCGCGGTCTCGACGCGACGCACCACCGTCTCGCCGGAGAGGATCTCGAGGCGATAGGCCTCGCTTGGCTCGTCGAGCGGGATTTCGGCGGCAAGCCAGGTATCCGAATCGATCCGCCCGCGCCGAACCCAGGACAGCCGCACCACGCCGTCCGCCCCGCGCCGGCCGCGCAGATGCACCGGCGCCAGCGGCGTCAGTGCCCGCTCGCCCCCGGCAAAGGCAAACGGCCCCGCCTGCCCGCCGGACCCGCCGACCGCCTCGACAAGCCAGTTGGAAAGCCGCCCCACCTCCTCGACATCCAGCCCAAGCGGCCGGACCGCATCGTCCATCACCACGACCACGGCTCCCGCCGCATGGCCGGAGGCCATCGCGTCATCGGTGCCGTGAAGTGCCCGCAACAGCCCCGTCAGCCGCCAGCGCCCCGGCGCAATCTCGCTCGCCCCGGTAAAGCCGATGATCTCCCAGGCCCCGTTCCCGCCGCGAACCGCAATGCGGTTGGCGCCGTTCAGCATGGCGAGCGTCTCCGCCGAGGCGAGCCCGCCGCCGGCAAGATCCAGCACCACCGCCCGGCCCGGATCGAACCGCCCGACGACGCCCACGGCGAGCGGATCGGCAAGCCGCCCGATCCGCGCCGGCCGCTCCAGCCGCACGCGGCTGCGAAACCCCTCGCTGCCCTCGGAACTCGACACGACCATCGACCGCCAGGGCTGCGCGTAGGCCGCGACGCGCGCAAAATCCTGCGCCGTCCCGGAACCCAGGATCGGCAGATCGAGAAACACCACCTCGGGCGTAAACGCATCCCCCGGCCCCGCCCCGCTCGAAGGGCGGCTTGCGCCCTCGATCAGCAGCGGCGCCGGGCTTTCCCCCGCCGCGATCGCCCGCGCCTCCACCTCGCGCACCAGCCCATCGGTGATGCCCGTGATCAGGAACCGCCCCTCCGGCCCATCCGCCAGCCGCACGATATCGCCCGGCGTCACGGCAAGCGCCGTCGGCGGCAGGCGGAACGTCACCCGACGCTGCCCCGCCCGCTGGTCGCGCAGCGCCGTCTCGACGCTTGCCGCAGCAGCCCCGGCATGTAGCACCGCCGGCAGCGCCAGCCGCAGCACGCGATCGTTGCCATTCGCCATGCGGCGCGAGCGCGCCGTCACCCGCGAATAGCTGCCCGCCCCATCGAAATGGTCGAGGATCGCCTCGCCGGCAAAATCGCTGATATGCCCGCGGCTCTCCTCGAACAGCGCCTCGTCCGGCCGCTCCGCAAGGATCTCGATCTCCGCCGGCAACAGCGCCGATTTCAGCCGCGAGCGGAAGACGAGCTTGCCGTTCGCCTCCAGCGCATCGATCTGGAACGCCTCCATCAGCGGCTCGATCAGCCCGCGCGCCGACGTCTGGTCCGCCTGCACGAAGCCCGAGAGATCGCCCGCGACACCGGAAACATCGAAATCCGTAAACCCATGGTCCTTCAGCACCGCGGCTATCACATCCGCAATCGTGCCCGCCCCCAGCCGCGCATTCAGCCAGTGCCCGCGCTGCCAGTTGAGCCCGTCCGACCACAGCGCCGTATCCTCCGGAAAGGCAGGATAGGGCCGCGCGTCCCAGGTCCAGATGAAGATATGGTCCGGATCGACCATGCCCGCTTCCGGCCCGCTGCCCTGCCACCAGCCATGGTGCGCATCGAGGAAGCGCCGCTGCGCCGCGTCGTTGCGCGCCCCGCCGGAATGATAGGGCAGCGCATTCTCCGAACTTTTCGGATCGACGAAGACGTTCGGCTGGTTCGCCCCCTTGTCGACTGCCGGGCAGCCGAGTTCGGTGAACCAGATCGGCTTGGAGCGCGGCACCCAGGCCGTGTGGCCCGGCAGTTCCGCGCCGCCCGGGCCGCGCTCGTAATGCCGGTTGCCCCACCAGTTCTCGAGGTCCTTGTAGCGGAACACCCACGGCTTTCCCGCCATGCCGTCGGAGATCGGCGCGCGTTCACGCGCCCGGCGGGCGTCCATGTCGGGATAGTACCAGTCGAACCCTTCACCGGAGGCGATCATCGCCCGCATCGCCGCCATGTCCTCCGAATGGCGAAACCCGTCCGGATTGCCGGCAAGCGTATCGGCGTCCTGCCAGTCGGAGAGCGGCATGTAATTGTCGATGCCGACAGCGTCGATGGCGGAAGACGCCCAGAGCGGATCGAGGTGATAGCGCACCTCGCCGCTGCCATCGCCCGGCTGGTGCCCAAAATATTCGCTCCAGTCCGCCGCATAGGTGATCTTCGTGCCGCCGCCGACGATCGCCCGCACATCCGCCGCCAGGTCGACCAGCGCCTCGACGAAGGGAAAATCCCCGCTGCCGTCGCGCAGCCAGCTCAAGCCCCGCATTTCCGAGCCGATCAGGAACCCGTCCACCCCGCCCGCCGCTTCCGCCAGCAGCGCATAATGCAGCACCAGCCGCCGAAACCCCTCGTCGCCGAGCGGCCCCGTGATTTCCTCGCCCGAAACGGCAAAGTCGCCCGCATCGGCATTGCCGACAAAGGCCTCGACCTGCCCCCGCGCCGACGCCGTCTTGTTGGTCGATGGCGGATGGCAGGTGATGCGGCCGCGCCAGGGATAGGGCGCCTGCGCAGAACCGCCATAGGGATCGGGCAGGTCGTTGTCGATCGGCACGTCCATCATCAGGAACGGGTAGAGATAGACCGCGATGCCGCGCGCCTTCAGGTCCCGGATCGCCGCGATCACGCTCGCGTCCGACGGCGTGCCGCCATAGGCCGGCCGGTCGTTCACTTTGGTGACGACATAAGCATCCTCGCGCGCGATGCCGCAGACCTTCCAAGGCCGGCTCTCCTCCTGCCGCGCGGAAACCTCCACGCCCGGCACGATACGGCAATGCCCGGCGCGCAGATCCGTGCCGAACCAGGAAACGACGAGCCCGACCCGTTCAAGATCGGGGCAGAGCGCCTGCAATTCATCGATCGACGCCACCCAGTCGGTCGCGGCAACCAGCGTGTTGCGGTTGATGTTGCGCCCCTTGCCGGACGCGATCTTCTCCGTCACCAGCCGCGGATCGTAGCCATGCTCGCTCGACCCCGGAATGACCGTCACCGCCCGGATCTTGCTTTCCAGCGATCCGACCGGCCGCAGCACCTCGAATTGCAGGATCGGAATGCGGTTGCCGAACATGTCGAGCGGCAGCCGCTCGAAGACGACATAGGCGAGGCCCCGATAGGCCGGCGTATTGCCCGCCCCCTGCTTGGCCTCGATCAACGGATCGGGCGCCTGGCTCGCCGTGCCGCGATGCACGCGCATCTCGATGCCCGTCAGATCGATCTCCCGGCCGTCCGCGAAAATGCGCCGGATACCGGCAATCGGCCCCTCGCACACCCCAACGGCGAAGTTCGCAAAATAGCTGTAGGTCTCGACCCGCGGCCCCGTCGCCTTGCCGCCGGTGCGCTCGACGGAAACCTCCTCCTCGAACCGCGTCGCCCATATGAGCGTGCCGCCGACGCGCGCCGTGCCATAGACGCGGCTCATCGCCGTGCCCTCCTCGGCGCCCGGCACGCGCCCGTCGTTCAGCCGCGCGCCGGAAATCGTCGTCATGCCGTTGATCAGCGAGCGGTCGACGGCCGAACCCGCAAGCGCGCCCACTGCCCGCCCAAGAATCGCGCCGAACGGCCCGAAAATTCCGCCGAGCGCAGCACCCGCCGCCTGGAAAAGAAGTGTCGCCATGGCTCAGCCAATCTCCGGAAAGCGGAAGACGCCGGCAATGCGCCGTCGCCAGGAAGGCACGAGCGGCGAAGAGATCACCGCCCCCTGCTCGTAGGCATGGATGAAACGCTCATCGGGCGCCGCGATGCCGGCATGTTTCGCCGCCACCCCCGCCCGCCAGCGAAAAATGAGAAGGTCCCCCGGCCGGAGCGCCGAAACCGGAAGCACGCCGCCACAATGCCGCGCCGCCGCGGCAAGCAGCCGCTCCTCCCCCGCCCGCTCCGCCCAGTCCGCCGCATAAGGCGCCGGCACCTCCGGCTCCGCCCCGTAAAGCTCCCGCCAAACGCCGCGGATCAGCCCCAGACAGTCGCACCCGACGCCCTTCAGCGATCCCTGGTGGCGATAGGGCGTGCCGATAAAGCTGCGCGCGATTTCGACGACGCGCTCGCCCACCCCCTCATCCGCCCTTCGGGCACCTTCTCCCCCACGGGGAGAAGGGGTGGAAAGGCTCCGCCCACACGCGGCGGCCAAGGTGGAAACTGACGGCACCAGCGGCTCCCCTTCTCCCCCGGGGGGAGAAGGTGGCCGACAGGCCGGATGAGGGGGTTTCAACCGGCCGTCACTCATAAAGCGGCCTCCCGTCATGCACCGTCTCGCCATCCGCATAGCCATAGGTGAAGTCGCTCCCCGGCATATGCGGAAAGCCGCGGAAATTCAGCGTATTGGCAAACTTCGCCTTACAGGTGGAAAAGCGCTTGTCGCACCCCGCCGTCACCAGCATCGTATCGCCAACGAGAACACCCGCCGGCACCGGCTGCCAGAAGGTCAGTTCCCCGCCCGCCTTGCGCTGGTCCTCGAGATCCGCCGTCAGCCCTTCGGCCGCGCCGCTGGTGAAGGTCAGCACGCCATAACGAAAGAACCGGTCGGCAAAACCCGAAAGCCCGCTCACCCGCAGCCGCATGTCATCCAGCACCGCGCTCACGGTCGCCGTCGCCCGGAATGCCGATGTCGAAACATCCTTGCCGCACCGGCTGTCGCCCAGCACCGCATCGCAGCGATGCCCGTAGATACGGCCGTGCACCTGGTCCAGCCGGTGCGTCAGCCGCCGCAGTTCCACGCGAAAAAGCCCGCCCTCGCGCCGCACCTCGCCAAGCTCCGCCGTGCGCAGCAGCAGCCGCTGCGACGGGTCCTGCCAGTTGACCGTAAAGACCTCGACCTTCGCTCCGTCATAGCGCCCCGCCGAAAGGTCCTCCGCCCGAACCGCGTCCGCCGAAAACCCACCCGAAACATCGCCGCCCTCGGCGGAAAGCCCGTTGCCGTCCTCCGCCTCGCTCGCCTCGAAACCGCTCGCCGCCAGATAGTCCAGCCCGCCGAAGGAAAGATCGCGGTCATGATCGGTAAAACCCATCACCACGCCGTCGCGCCGCGTCACCCGCCAGGCATGGCAGAGCGTCGTCACCTCGCCGTCGAGATGGGCCTGAAGCCCGCCCGGGATCGTCCTCATGGCTTGATCTCCAGAAGCGGAATGGACGGAATGCGCCCGGCATTGAACTGCGCGAGGTCGATATCGATGCGGTCCGTGTCGAAGCGCACCGGCACGTCGAATTCGTAGCCGGCCCGGATCACGCCCGAAGCCGGGATCTTCCCCGGCTTGAAGGTCACGACCCCCGTCGCGGAATTCACCGTATAATCGCCCGCCGACCGGACACCGCCCGCCACCGAGACCACCACCGTGCCCGCAACCGGCTTGTCGATAGGCCGCACCGTCTCGCCACCCGCATCCGCATAACGCTTCACCAGCTGGAACGCCGCCGTCACCCCGTCGCCGGTGCCGATCTGCTGGTCGCTCGCGCTGACCGTTCCGCCCGGCGCACAGGACTTGTGGTCCACCGGATCATGAAAGCGGAACCCGTAAAACTGCCCCGCCCGCGCCTCGAAAAACGCGAGCACCACATAAAGATCCTCGACCGAGCGCACGCCCGATCCCGCATCGTAGCGCCGCCGCGCATCCTGCCAGCGGCGGTTGCGGTTCTCCCGCCCGTTGGACAGGCTGACAATATCCGTCCGCCGCACCGGCCCGCCGCTGGTGCCCAGCGCCACCCGCAACGGAAACCGCACCTCATGAAATCCTGCCATCCGATGTCTCCGGTGTTGAATAGGCGGCGCCACAGAACGCCGACGTCCCGTCAGGCGCCCACCTCCCCCTTGATGGGGGAGGTCGCCGCAAAGCGGCGGGTGGGGGGGACCCGCGGCAAACTCTGCCGTCGGCGAGTGTCACCCCACCCCGGACCTGCGGTCCGACCCTCCGCTCAAGGGGAGGGTAAAAGGCCGCCTCACAAATTCCGCTGCCCGCGCCCCACGGCACGGGTCAGCATCGCCGCGATCTGACCTTCGGATTTGCGGAAACTCGCCGCATCCTGCGCCGTCACGTTGAAGACGATGCGCGCCCCGCCGCCGCCCTCGGTCGCGACACCCAGCGCCCCGTCCGGCCCGCGCTTCAGCGGCAGGATCGCCTCCGCCCCCGCCTCGCCCATCAGCCCTAGCCCGCCGCCGCTGCCGAAATAGGTGGGCGACGCCACCACACCGCCCTTGGCAAAGGGCGTCGCCCCGCCAAGCAGGCCGGAAAGCCCGGAGGACAACAGCCCCTCCAGCGGCTTCAGCCCGACGGAAAGCGCGATGTCGCTCATGCGCAGCGCAAGGCCCCGCAACACGCTTTCCAGCCCCTTTCCATCCACGACCGCGCCCTTCAGCGCGCTCGTCAGCGCCGAGCCGAAGGAGCGCGAACGCGCCTCCAGGTCGTCGAAGATCGTCGAAAGCGCGCCGGCATCGTCCAGCGTGCCGGAGAGAGGATTGTCGTCCGCCATGGTTCACTCCTTGTTGTCGGGAAAGGCCTGCATCAGCGCCGCAAGCGCCTGGCGCCCCGGCACCGCCGGCGAAGGCCGCAGCACGCCCAGCGCGAAGCCGAGCTCGCGCGGCGTCATCGCCCAAAAGTCCTTCGCGGAAAGCCGCATGCGGCAGAGCCCGGCATGAAGCACCGCCTCCCAGGGGAAGGCGGCCCTCTCGCCGCTCACGCCGGATGCGGCCCCGGAGGGTTTTCACCACCGGCTCCAAACGTCGCCTGCAGCAGTTCGGCGGCAATGCGCGCAAAACCCGCAAGCCCGTCCGCCACCGCCATCGACGCCACGTCCTCGTCGCTGAAGAGATTGCCGCCGCCGCGCAGCCCCGCCGCGATAATGCGGATCAGGTCGTCCGCCTTCAGCCGCCCGGAGGAAAAGCGCTCGGCGAGCCCCGTCAGGCTGTCGACGGCGAAGGCCGTTTCCAGCTCGGCCAGCGCCCCCAGCGTCAGGCACAACACCCGCCGCTCGCCATCGAAAACGGCCTCGATCTCGCCGCGGTGCCGGTTCGCCCGCGCGCCCATCACAGTGCCCCGAAGGTCAGGACACCGGCCGATTCCAGCGCGATCTCGAAGACGATCTCGCCGTCATGCGCGCCAGAATATTCCAGCGCGGCGATCTGGAACGGCCCCTCGACCGTGCCGAAATCCGGAATGACCACCTGCCAGTCGACGATCGTGCTGCCGAAGAACAGCGCGCGCACCGTCGCATCCGACGCCTGGTCCTTGAAAATTCCGCTGCCGCTGACCGCCGCGCGTTGCACGCCGGCGCCGCCCAGCAGTTCGCGCCAGCGCCCCGCCGATTCCGCGTCCGTCACGTCGACAAGCTGCGCATTGAACGACAGCCGCTTCGAGCGCAGCCCCGCAACCGTCGCAAAACCCGCGCCGTTGTCGATCTTGAGCAGCAGATCCCGCCCCTTCTGTGCCACCATGGCAAGGTTCCTCTTCGTGAGTTGGGGTTAAGTGTGCGGTTCCGTCACCGCCCGAAAACGCATTTCCGCACGGTGAAAGCGGGATTTTCCGTCGCGCCTGAGCCGCGTATCGCGATGAAACAGCAACACGAGGTGATGCCCTGCGAGCGTCAGCGCCGCGTCGTCGAGCGCCGCGCGCACCGCCGCCGCGATCGCCTGCACCTGCCGGTGCCCCGCCGCCTCCGACCAGGCTTCCAGCGTCACCGTATGTTCCTCGCCCGTCTCGCTGGCCGTCGAATGGTCCGCGCTGTCGATGCCGGCGATCACCACCAGCGGCGACGCCGGTTCGGCGAGCCGCCGGTCCGTGATGCCGCTTGCGCCGACCAGCGCCGTCAGCGCCGTGTCGCCCGAAAGCCGGGCAAAAATCGCCTTCTGCAGGGCCGATGCCGCGCTCATGGCTTGATCTCCTCGCAGTCGGCAAGCGTGTAACGCCCGGTCTCATCCGGATCGCGGAAGGCGCGGATGGCAAAGAGCCGCGCGCCCTTGCGCAGCCGCATGCCGCCCGCCAGGTTTTCGCGCCGCCGCATCCAGATGCGGTGCGTCACCGTCACCGGCAGCGTTCCCGCCGCCTCGTCCGCCTTCGCGACCGTCGGCTCGATGCGCGCCCAGAGCGTCGCCAGCGCAGAAAACGTGCGTTCCACGCCGCCCTGCCCGTCCGGCGTTTCCACCGGCTGTTCCAGCACCAGCCGCGCCGTGAAGGCGCCCGGATCGATGGTTTCGTCGAAGGCCATCAGAGCCTCCGCAGGGCATAGGGCGCGACAAGCCGGTCGTAACCCTGCGGCACCGCGCCGGGCTGGTCGTCCAGCGAAAGCACGCCGCGCAGCTCGTACATTGCCGCGACATGCAGCAGCAGCGCCCGCTTCAGCGTGCCCGGCACCTCAGCGCCGCTCTCGCCGAAGCCGGCGGTAAAATCGATCTCGATGCCGTTCAGCGCGCGTTCCGTCGCCGGACGCGCGGGCAGCACCAGCCGCGCCGGCCGCGTCGTGCCATCCAGCACATAGCCGGTCGCATCGACCTCCACCGGCGCACCGGCGGCGTCATAAACCGTCACCGCTTCAATGGTTTGCACCGGCCCCCTGGCAATCTGAATCACCCGGGTCTCCGGCCAGTCGTCGAGATAGAGGCGGAAGGTGCGGGCAATCAGCGCCAGCCCCGTCTGCCCCTCCAGATAGTCCCGCGCGGCGCGCATCAGGCCCGCAAGCAGGGTATCCTCGTCGGAGGCATCCAGGCGCAGATGCGCCTTCACCTCGGCAAGCGTGATCGGCTCCGCGGCCGGCGGCATCAGTTCGGCAATGGTCATGGGGTCCTGTCCGGTCTGGAGGAACGGCGGGCGCAGCCGGGAGGAAACCACGCCCGCCAGCACCGGCGTCAGGGAACGACCGCCGGTGCGAGAAAAGTTGAAGCGTTCAAGGCTCGGCACCTACCTCCCCCTTGAGGGGGGAGGTCGCCGCGAAGCGGCGGGTGGGGGTGAGCGCATCCGCACCGGCATCGCCTGTGGAGACGCCGCATCACCCCACCCCGGGCCTTCGGCCCGACCCTCCCCCTCAAGGGGAGGGTAAGCCGCCTCAGCTCGCCGAAAACTTCACCAGCTTGATCGCCTCGAAATTCTGCACCCCGCCGCCGACGCGCTTGGTCGTGTAGAACAGCACATAGGGCTTGGCCGAATAGGGATCGCGCAGCACGCGCACCCCCGTGCGATCGACGACGAGATAGCCGGAGCGGAAGTCGCCGAAGGCGATGGAGAAGCTGTCCGCCGCCACATCCGGCATGTCCTCGGCCTCCGCGATGGCGAAGCCCAGCAGCGAGGCCGCCTGGCCGGCGGAGGCCGGCGGGCGCCAGAGATAGTTGCCGTCCGTGTCCTTGAACTTGCGGATCGTGCCTTGCGTCTTGCGGTTCATCACGAAGGTGCCGTTCTGCCGGTGCCCCGCCTTCAGCGAATAGACCGTGTCGAACAGCGTGTCGGAGGGATTGCTCGCCTTGAAAGCGCCCGCCGCACCCGTCGCGATATAGCCGATATTGCCCCAACTCCAGCTCGCATCGGCGACGTTGGTATAGCTCAAAAAGCCCTTCGGCTTGTTGGTGCCGTCGCCGGAGACGAAGGCGGTGCCTTCCTGCTCGGCGAAGACGATGTCGACCTCGGAGGCGATCCAGCCCTCGACATCCACCGCCGCATCGTCGAGCAGTGCGGCCGTCGCCGCCGGCATGGCGTAGAGTTCCATGGTCGGGAAGGAGAGTTCGGCGAGCTGCGCATTGCCGGTTTGCGGCCGCGCTGCCGTCTCCGCCACCCAGCCGGCCGCCATGCCGGAGGTGGCGAACGGCTTCTTCAGCACCGCGCCCGAGACCTGGCGCACAGTCGCGAGCGAACGGATCGGCGAGGCGGCGGAAAGCCTGCGGCCGATCTCCGTATCCGTTTCCGGCGGCACGAGATAACCGCCATCGGCCGCCGAGCCGACCGACATGGCCTTGCCCTCCAGCGCCCTGAGCGCATTCTCGTCGCCCCGGCGCATATAGGCGGAGAAGGCCGCCTTGTGCTCGGCCGCTTCCAGGCTGCCCTCGCCGCTGCCGCCGAGTGCCGGGCGCGCCTTCTTCAGCGCCAGATGGTCGAGCACGCGCTTCTGCTCGTCGATCGCGCGGTTGATGCGGTCCACCTTGTCGCGCGTCACGACGTCGGCCGTCAGTTTCTGCTCGATCTCGCCGAGCCGGCGGTCGTTGGTCTCCTTGAAGGCCTCGAAGGCCTCCATGAAGTCGTCGAAGGCGGCGGTCATCGTTTCCGGCACGGCCTTGATTTCCGGCGCGGTCTTGTGGATCTCCGTCATGTCTTCCTCTTCAGTTGTTAGCGTTTCATCATCCGGGCCGCCCGGCGCATGATGCGAACGAGCTCCGTTTCCCGGTCGCGGAACCACCGCGCATTCTTCACGTTCGACACCCGCGCCGAAGGCAGCATGGGAAAGGTGACGATCGAGATTTCCCAAAGATCCGCCTCCAGGATGCGGCGCACGCCGCTCGTCCTGTCGGTCTTCGAGCGCACCGTCTGGAAGCCGATGGAAAGGCCATCCAGCGCGCCGGATTTCATGAGGTTCAGCACCTCGCGGGCCCGCGCCACGCCGGGCGAAAGCACGCCCTCGACATAGAGCCCGCGGGCATCCTCGCGGATGGTGCGCCAGCGCCCGAGCGGCTCGGCCGGATCGTGCTGGAACAGCATGCGCACGCCGGCAGGCCCGCGCTTTTCCAGCGAGCGCACGAAGGCGCCGGGCGCAATCGCGTCCTTGCCGAGGTCCACCTCGCCGAACAGGCTCGCATAGCCGGAAAACACCCCGTCTCCGGAGACGCCGGCAAGCGTCAGATCGGCATATTTCTTCGTCCGCCAGACCGGCAGGTCGTCGGTGATCATGATTTGCTCCGATGTGGAATGAGGGAGTAGGAAATGGGCAGTAGGCAGTAGGGATTGTGATGGGAGAAGGGAGCGGGCAGCAGGCGTTCCGAACCTATTTCCCTACTGCCTACTGCCTACTGCCCATTGCCTATTGCCTACCCCCTCATCCTCTCCGCCGCCCGCGCCAAAACCCCGAGCCCCCACCAGGCCGAAAGGCTCGCCGCCGCCGATCCGGTCAAAAGCACCTCCGCCGGCCCGAGATAGGTGGCGATGCCGAGCCGGACCGCGATCCAGAGCCCCGCCGGTCCGCCGAAGACGAGCCCGCAGGCAAGCCCGGTGAAAAACCGGCAGGCCGCCTCGCGCCGGCTCTTGGGCAAGAGATAGATGAGCGAGACGGCAGCACCCGCCGAAGCCCCAACCAGACGAGCCGTCCACAGCCCGCCATCGTTTCCGATGTCAGCCATTGTTAAGCCTTTCAGATTATTATAAAATTCGATCGGTACGGCCACAGAGGGCCGGACGCGTCCTGCCTCGCGCGGAGTCAGGCGGCGGAAAACGCCGAGTCTTTTGAATCGCTTATGCGGCTTTGTTCGAAGGCGGATTCAACGCCTTCAAGAATTGAATCCTGTAGGCGAAAAAGAGATTCACAAAAGCCGAGCAGAACACTGATCAACACCGATATTCCAACGGCGCCGCGCATGCCTACCTCCCCCTTGAGGGGGGAGGTCGCCGCGAAGCGGCGGGTGGGGGTGACCCGCATCCGCACCGGCATCGCCTGTGGAGAGGCCGCGTCACCCCACCCCGGACCTTCGGTCCGACCCTCCCCCTCAAGGGGAGGGTAAAAGCGCCCCTCAATACCCCACCGCCCGCCGCTTCTCCTCATCCGTCAAAAACGCCGCCGCCCCCACGCGCGCCCACAATTCCGAGCGCTCCGCCGCAAGCCCGCTCACCTGGTCGAGATCCGGCACCAGTCGCAGGGCCGTTTCCTGACCCTCGGAGAACCAGGCCGCAAAAGACGCCGCGGTCCGCTGCACCAGCGGCAACACCGTCAGCCGCCAGAAAGCCCGGTTGGCCTCCTGGTAGTTGGCATAGGTCGCGTCCCCCGGAATGCCGACCAACATGGGCGGTACGCCGAAGGCGAGCGCGATGTCGCGCGCAGCACCATTCTTCGCCTCCACGAAATCCATCTCGCGGGGCGAAAGCCCCATCGCCTTCCAGTCGAGCCCGCCTTCCAGCAGCATCGGCCGCCCGGCCCGCGCCGGGCCCGAATAGCCCTCCTCCAGCTCGCTCTTCAACCGGTCGTACTGGTCGGGCGTCAGGTTGCCGCCCTCCTTCGGCTGGTAGACCAGCGCGCCGGAAGGCCGCGCGGAATTGTCGAGCAGCGCCTTGTTCCAGATCGCCGCCGCATTGGAGAGGTCGAGCGCCATGGAGGCCGCCTCCAGCGGTGCAAACCCCACCTGGTCGTCGAGCGGATGGAACAGCCGAAGATGCAGGATCGCCTGGCCCTCGCCTGCCATATGCCGGCGCACATGGCTGCCCGCCCGGTATTCATAGGCCTCCGGCCACCCGTCCCGCCCCTCGATGACGCGCATCCGGTCCGGCCGCAGCAGGTGCAGTTCACGCAGTTCCTCGCCCACCCGCACGCCCTCGACGAAGGCATTGCCGGAGAGCATCAGGTGCCCATAGAGCGTCTCGAAGAAATCCGTGCCCGCCATGCGCCCGTTCGGCCGGGCGATGAGCGCCAGCAACGGCTCGTCCGGCCGCTCCGCCTCGCCCGCATAGGCAAGCCAGGGCACCGAAGCGGCGGCCTCCGCGATCATCCGCACCGCCCGGTGCGCCACCGGGTTCTTCATGAACCCCTCGCGCGACAGCGACGCATAACTGCGGCTCGACCAATGCGCCCGGCCCTCGGCCGTCAGCGCGAAAAAACCCGACGCCTTGGTCTCCGCCGCCGCCCTCGGCCGCCGCGAAAGGAAGGATGGTAGCTTCATGATGTCCTCGGTTTTAGGAATTGAACGAGACGTGCCGTTTCGAACGCCGATTGCGATTTGTGACGCCAGGCGATAAAGTGGTAGTGTGGAAACGAGAGCGGCCATGACGAGTGAAACGCTAAGCCTCGACTATCTGGCAAGACAGGCAAAATCGAACATGGATGAGATGCGACTCGTCCGGAAGGATTTGGCCGAAATGATGCGGCTTCTCACCGCCAGTTATGAACTTACACGCCGGTCCGAACGCCGTCAGGTCGAACTTCGTGACGATCTTGAACTCATGATCAAGATGGAGCTCGGTGGCTCCATGGCCAATATCCAAACGTCTATCGAAAACTCCCTTGCACGCGTCGTAGCAACCGTCGGCGATGTCATCCAGCGCGTCCAGCGCTTGGAAGACAGGACCTGACAGCTACCCGCCCAGCGCCACAAAAAACGCCTGCCCATACCCCGCCACGCGCTCGGCCCTATCGAGCCCGTTGATGATGCGCCGTGCCCCCACCCAGTCGGCCCGTCCGGCCGCAAAATGATCGGCCAGCCGCCGCCCGGTGAAGGCGCCGCGCAGCATGCCGATGAAGAGGATTTCGACGGAGGTCGCCATCTCCATCGCCCGCTCCGGCCGTGCGACGAGGTCGATGCCGGTCAGCTCCGCCAGGCGCTCGTAGTTGCGCCGGTGCGTGATCTGCACGAGCCCGCGTCCGAGCCAGCTTTTCCCGTCCGCATCGCGCCGCCAGTAGGGTGCTGAGACCTGCGGCAGCCGCCCGGCCGCAAAGGCCCGGTCGAGCACGCCGATCGCCGCGGCGTCGGTTGCGGCAAAGGTCTCGCGCACCGGCTGCAGGCGCCCGCCCGTCTCGTGATGCGCGGTCGCCAGCATATAGGCGAGGAAGCGCCGGTCGCGCGTCTCGCCGCCCTGCTCGAACCGGTCGAGCAGGGCCGTCAAGCCCGCGACCTGCCCTTGCCCCAGCCGGCCGGCGTAAAGCGCCCCGCGCACCTCGTCGAAAAACGCCTTGCGATCGATCACCATGTCAAACCCCTCGCACCCGCGGTTCGCCCAGCCGGTCGAGCACCAGCGCCGTCAGCGCCCAGACGAGCGCATCCAGCCGGTCCGGCGAGCGGCCGGCGGACAGTCCGTCCGGCCCGAAATCACAAATCTGGTCTTCCAGCTCGGCAAAGGCACCCGCATGCGCCACCCGCCCCTGCTCGTAGAGCGCCGCCACCGGCTCCGCCCGCAAAAATTTGCCGCGCGTCGCCCGCACCGTCGCGACCGGCAGATTGGCGTCGACGCTGCGCAGCATCGCCGTCACCATGTCGCCGCCCTGGTTGACTTCCGCGATCACCCGGTCCGCATCGAAGCGCCGAAAGGCGCGCACCACCGCGCCCGCCCAGCCCGCCGGGCTGGCACCCGTCACCGAACAGTCCGCCAGCACCACAGCCCGCCCGCCGCCATCCAGCCCCGCCACGACGATGCCGCAAACCGAGGCCGCGGACGCCGTCGCCGGCGGATCGACCGCCACGACGATGCGCGACAGCGGCCCCGGATTGCGCAGCCGGATCGCCTCCAGCCGCGCCCGGTTCCACAGCGCATCCGCGCGGTCGGTGATCAGTTCGCCATCCAGCTCCTGCCGCCCCAGCCGCGTGCCGCCGTAGCGATCCGCCATGGCATCGAGAAAGCGCGGCGAGAGATTTTTGGCATTGTCTTCCGTCCGGATGCGCCGGACCGCCGTCTTGCCATCCGTCGCCAGCGCCCGCAAAAGCGGCACCGGCCGCGGCGTCGTCGTCACCAGCACGCGCGGATCGTCGCCGAGGCGCAGGCCGAATTGCAGCATGTCCCAGGTCTCCTGCGCATGTTTCCATTTGCCGAGCTCGTCGCACCAGGCGAGATGAAACTGCGGCCCGCGCAGGCTTTCCGGGTCTTCGGAGGAAAAGATCTGCCCGATCGAGCCGTTCGGCCAGACGAGGCGCCGGCGCGAGGCCTCGAATTCCGGCCGCGACCGTCCGGCGATCCGGCAGATGCCGGACACGCCGTCGATCATCACCTCGCGCGCATCGCCGAGCGTTTCGGCCACCAGCGCAATGCGGCTCTCCGGCCGCGCCAGCGCCATCGCATGCACCCATTCCGCGCCCGCCCTTGTCTTGCCGGAGCCGCGCCCGCCCATCAGCAGCCAGACCCGCCAGTCGCCCTTGGGCGGCAT